CAACGTCCAACTTCAACGATTACACGCAGCTTTCGGTTCCGGCGTCGATCACCACGCAGAAGCACGTGCCGTGGATTTTCACGGCCAAGGAACTGCGTGACGCCCTGCAAGAGAACCGCATCAGCAACGCTGCTGAGCAGAAACTTGCATCGGACATCAACCGTTCGGTCATCAACTCGGCCTCGCTGCTGGGTTCGGTGTTCGTGAAGCGGTCTGCTGCGGCGACTGGCCTTGATGACGTGGCGCAGATTGAAGCGGCGTTCAACGAAATCGGCGTTCAGTTCGAGGATCGCAAGCTGGTGCTTTCGACCCGCGACTATAACGGGATGGCTTCGGACCTTGCCAAGAACACCCGTTCGTTCGGCGATCCGATCTCCAACATGGCCCTTCGCAAGGCGTATGTCGGCGAGGTGTCTTCGTTCGAAACGTTCAAGGCGGACTACCTGACCCGCAAAGCTGCGGCAGCAGGTGGCGGTTCGATCACCATCTCGACGGCTGATGCTGGCCTGAACTACTACATCCCGAAAGCGACTTCGACCGCTTCGACGGGTGAAGTGTCCAACGTTGACAACCGTTACCAGACGGTCACGGTGTCCAGCACCACGAACGTTGCTGCGGGCGATGCGTTCACCATTGCCAACGTGTTCGGCGTGCATCTGATCACCAAGGAAAACACCGGACAACTGAAAACGTTCCGCGTGGTTTCCGTGACGAACAGCACCACGATGGTCATTACGCCGCCGATCATCTCCAACCAGGTCGCCAACGTGGCGTCGGCTCAGTACCAGAATTGCACTGTCACTTCGAAGTCTGGCACGGCGGCTATCACCTGGCTCAACACTGTTGCAGGGTTCATGAACCCGTTCTGGCAGAAGGACGCGATTGAAATCCTGCCGGGCCGTCTTGCGGTTCCGAACGATGCCGGTGCGGCCACGATGCGGGCCACGACTGACAACGGCGTGGAAGTGGTGATGCAGAAGCAATTCGACATCAACACGCAGAAGACCAAGTTCCGCGTTGATACGCTGTACGGCGTGGTGAACAAACAGCCGGAAATGTCCGGCATCATCATGTTCAGTCAGAGCTAATAACGGGAGGGGCGGCTTAACTGCCGCCCCGCTCACACTGGAGGCCGCATGACAGAGTTCCCTACGCTGCTTTACAAGTGCCCCGGCCCGTGGTCCGGGAACGGCTACACGTTTGGCTCGCGTCCGGCAAATGACCAGACAGAATTTGACGCGGCTGTCTCTGATGGCTGGCATCCAACCGTTCCACTCGCTGTGGAAGCGTGGCGTAAGCCGGTGCAGGCATCCATTCCCACCCAGCCTGCGCCGGTTATCGCTGATGATGCGCCGCCTACGCGGGGCGAAATTGAAGAACAGGCCCGGAAACTCGGCATCGCGGTGCATCACAAGCACTCGGATGCCACGCTCCTGAAGAAGATCGAAGACGCGATGAAGGAGCCAGCCGGTGACGTGGACAAAGCGTGACATTATCGGGCAGGCGTTCGCAGAGATCGGCCTTGCGAGCTATACGTTCGACCTGATGCCCGAGCAATGGGAAGGCGCCTTAAGGCGTCTGGATGCCATGATCGCGCAATGGGAGAACAAAGGCATCCGTTTGGCGTGGCCGCTGCCGGTCAGCTATGCAAATTCCTCGCTGGATGAAGACAGCAACGCGCCCGACACGGCTCTTGAGGCGCTTTACCTGAACCTCGCTGTTCGGATCGCGCCAGGATACGGTAAGACGCCAAGCCCTGACACGAAATCCCTCGCAAGCACGGCTTACAAGACGCTGTTGGCACAGGCGGCGCAGCCCGTACCGATGCAGATTGACAACATGGCGGTGCCTGCCGGGGCTGGCTGGAAATACTGGCGCGGTGTGCCTGATCCGTTCCTTGACCGGCCAACTGAGCGCCTGTCTGAAGGCGATGACGGGTTCCTTGACATTGGGGTAGAGACATAATGGGCACGATCAATGACCTGAACACGGTCGATACCGTTGCGGATGATGACAAGTTCGTCCTGTGGAAAACGCAGGCGGGCGCCACGCGCGCGATTACAGCGGTTGATCTTGCCACGTATTTCGGGGCGGAGCTGAGCGATGAATACCAGCCACTTGATGCGACGCTGACAGCGCTTGCGGCGCTTGGCCTTGAGAACCGCAAGCTGATCCGCGGCACGGGTGTTGACACTGGCCAGCTTGTCACGCTGTCGGTAGCTCAGGGCGTGTTCTACGTCGCTGATTACGGCGCGGTTGGCGACGGCGCGACTGATGACACGGCTGAGATTCAGGCCGCAATCGACGCTTGTGAAGCCGCTGGCGGCGGGGAAGTCATCTTCAATACCGGCGTCTATGTGATTTCCAGCACGCTGGTCATCAATGATCACAACGTCCACTTGCGCGGCCAAGGGGCGATTGCCTACGTGATTGTTGCGAACTGGCGCCAGTTTGCTGCAACGACGATCAAGTGGAATGGCTCGGCAGGCGGCACCATGATCCGCATCGAGACGCCTACCGATGCGCTACATGTGACGCAGAACTGCGACATCAAGGGCATCCTGGTTGACTGCGTGGCGCTGAACGGCACGACCCGCGCGGGCATCGGTGTTGAAATTCTCTCCCTTCGCGGCGGCATCTACAGTGACGTTTGCGTCTACCGGCCTTCGCTGGCTGGCTGGAACATCGACATCAAGCCGGGCCTGTCGAGCCTGCTTGATCCGACCGAAGACGTTCAATCTGTCCTGTTCGAGCGCTGCATTGCGTATTCGATCTGGACCGGCGCGGACGGCGCGGACGGCTGGCGCCTTGGCAAGGACAACGTGGACACGGGCACGGGCAACGTCTCGCTTTGCACATGGAACGTCTGCGAATCCTATACCTACAACGGCAACGGTTTTGACCTCTACGGTTCGGACTCGAACATCCTGAACATCCGCGCGTTCGTGTTCGTAGGCGGCACGGGCTCGGGCCTGCAATTCAATGGCGGCTCGGTGGCCAACAAGCGGGCGCGTGGCAACATCGTGCCGACCTATATTGGCAACGGCGCGATCCGCTCAATCACGGGCACGCAAGACCCTGACTCCAACGTCATCCTGAACTGGAGCGAAGAAAACGGCGCAGCCATCACGGACATTTCCGGCAAGCCGATCTGGCGCCAGAGTGACGAGGGCGAGCTGTGGGTGCAATCCGCCCGCATAGGCGCAACGGCGATTGATGGCGGGCCGGGCGTTTCGGCTGCATCTGTGGGCCATCAGGCATTGCTGCAAACCAGCATCCCAACCAACCCGGCATCCGGCGCGCTCCAGTTCCATGACGCACAGGGCCGCACCTGGACACGCCGGGGCAACGGCTTGCTGCGTCCGACATCGGTTGGCCTCAACCGCCGCCGCATGGAAACCATTGCCCAGAACACGGCAGCGACAGGGTTCTCCCAGACCGGCTCGGCCACAATTGTTTCGGATGGCACGGCGACCGGGATTTCCATCACGACCACGAACGTGTTCACCCGGACGCCGCGCGTGCAAAGCGTCAGCGCTGCTTCATCTGGGGCTAATGCCGGGTTCCGCATCCCGAGCTTTGTCTACACCGCTGACAATTGCGTGGCGCGGTTCGTGTTCGGCTGGGAAACGTTCCAGACGAACGCTGCGGCGTTCATCGGCATGAAGCCGACCGGCGTGCATGGAAACGTGGACCCCAGCAGCTTTGTGAGTTGCTTCGGCATGGCGATTGACGCGGGTGACACAACGTGGCGCATCATCCACAATGACGGCTCCGGCACGGCAACGGAAATTGATCTGGGTGCGAACTATCCCGCCAACACGAACGCGACCGACCTTTATGACCTGCTGCTCTGGTGGGATGATGGCGGGGCTGCGATCAACTATCAGGTCAGCCGCGTCGGCACATCGAACATCGCTGTTGGCACGCTCTCGACTGACCTGCCCGCAACGACGACCGCGCTGAACCCGAACATCGTGGCCAACACCCGCACTGGTTCGGCGGCCATTTCGCTGTCTCTGGCGTCCTGCACGTTTGAGGTGGTGTGATGCTGACGAAACGCGTGGGTGAGTTTGAAGCGAAGTGCGACGTGTGCGGAGCGTCGGAGACGTTCCACGCGCACACGCACTCGCAGGCTTGGGAAATCATCAAGCGCCGGGCGTGGTGTGTCCGAAAAAATGCGTTCCCCATCATCCATATCTGTCCCGAATGCCCTGTGGAGGTGCCGAAACGTGCGAGAGCAAATTGACGCTATTCTGGCCCCGGCCCGCGCGGCAGGGCTCAAGGTCACGGTGGACAAGAACAAACGCTATTGGGCAATCAACGTGAACGGCCATGCCGGGGCGCGGGGGGATGGTATTTCGCTGGCCACCGAACTGATGCAGGATGCCATCAAACCGGTGAAGCCAGCGCCAGTTCCGAAGGAGCCCGAACCCGTGCAAGTCGGCCATAAGGAAGAACCCGCAGACCTAGAAATCCCCCGGTTCCTCGCCCCTTCGCCTGAAGCAACCGTCCCCACCGATCTTCAGTCGCTCGTGGAGCCGGGGGAAACCACACGCGGCACACAGGAACGCCTCTGGAAGCTGTACCTTGAACTGCAAGGCAAGCTGATGCTCGGCCTCGCGTCCACGGAAGAAATCGGCTTGCACACGATCCTGCACGGCCATCTGCATTGGCTTGCCCCACCCCTTGAAGGAGAAAACTGATGGCCATCAATACTGCGTTCCAACCAGCCTACACGCGCGGCACGTCGATTTCGGTGACAACGACCAGCGCATCTGCCACGATCCCGGCAGGTAATTCGGCGCTGTACCTGCTCAATACAGGGTCCACACTCTGTTACGTGCGGGTCGCGGCGGCTGCGGCTGCGGCAACCACGGCAGGCTTCCCCGTTCCGGTCAATATCCCGATTGTGATCGGCAAGGGCGTTGATGACGTGATCGTCTCGGCCATTACGGCAAGTTCCACGACCACGCTTCTGGTCATTCCAGGCGACGGGATACTGTGACCCGTGCAAATTCCGATCCTCGCTGGCATATGGACTGATTCAAAAGCGGATTTCCGCTCTAACTTTCCGCGCAATCTCATCCCCATTGCAATGGATCAAGGCATCTCGACCGGCTACCTTCGCCCCGCTGACGGCATTGTCCAGAACGGCACCGGGCCGGGCATCAACCGGGGTGGCATCCTGTGGAACGGGGTATTGTACCGCGTCATGGGCACGTCGCTCGTCTCTGTAAGCCAGTCCGGCACGGTAACAACGCTCGGAACCATCCCCGGAGAAACCCGCGTCACGATGTTCTACAGCTTTGACAAGCTGTGCATTGTGGCCGAGCCGGATGCCTACCTGTTTGACGGAACCACTCTGACCCAGATCACGGACCCGGACTTAGGACAGGTCAAGGACGGCATCTGGATTGACGGGTATTTCATGTTCATTGACGATGAGTTCATCATCGTGACGGAGCTGAATGACCCTTTTGCCATTGACCCGCTCAAATACGGGAGTTCCGAGGCCGATCCTGACCCGCTAAAATCCATCGTCAAGATCAGGAACGAAGCCTATGTGATGAACCGGCACACGACCGAGGTATTCGACAACATCGGCTCATCCGGGTTCCCGTTCCAGCGCATCGAGGGCGCCCAGATCATGAAGGGCACGATGGGGCCTCACACGGCCTGCCTGTTCCTTGATGCGGTGGCGATGGTTGGCTCTGGCATGAACGAAGCCCCTGCGGTCTGGCTCGCAACCAATGGCCAGGCGGTCAAGATTAGCACGATGGACATTGACCTGATCCTTCAGGACTACACCGAGGAAGAACTGGCCACGTCATTCCTTGAGGCACGTGTGGGCCGGGACTATCAGCACCTCGTGTTCCATCTGCCCCGTCAGACGCTCGTGTATGACCCGGCAGTCTCGGCCAAGGTGGGGCAGGCGGCTTGGTTCATCCTGTCATCGGGCGTGGACTATGACAGCACTTGGCGTGTCTCTGATATGGTCTGGGCCTATGACCGCTGGAACGTCGCGGATACGCAAAGCGCGGCGGTGGGCTACCTGTCGGAATCCGTCTCGACACATTGGGGCCAACCCGTCGCGTGGGAGTTTTCAACCACGATCCTTTACAATGAAGGCCGGGGCGCCCTGATCCATGAACTTGAACTGGTAGCCCTGACCGGACGCAATGCGCTGGGGTCTGATCCAAGGATTTACACGCAATACACCGTGGACGGCGTGACATGGAGCCAGCCGCGCTGGATCAGTGCGGGGCAGATCGGCAACCGGACAAAGCGGCTCATCTGGCTGCAACAGGGCAACATGCGGCATTGGCGAGCCCAGCGGTTCCGGGGCACGTCTGATGCGTTCATGTCGTTTGCCCGGCTGGAAGCAAGGATTGAGGCTCTGAACTTCTGATGGCTGAAATCCGCGTCACCCGTGACCAGCTCGCCAAGATGGCGAACAATGACCCGGAACTGATCCGGGCATTTGAACGGCTGTTCCGCCAGACCACGTCTGAACAGCCTGCCGAGATCGTGGCGCTTCGGGCCGAAGTGGACGGGCTTGCGCTTGATCCGGGCGGGTTCGATGCTCTGGAAGCCCTGTCATGGGCCTCGCGCCTGCAAGACCGGCTGGATGCGTTGGCCTATGCCGAAATCCTCAAGACGGCGGATCAGGTAGCCGGGGCGATCAACACCGCAACCGCGATCACATGGAACAACGCCGCAATTGCAAAGGGGATCAGCCTTGGAAGCCCGGCAAGCCGGATTGTGGTGGACCGGGCCGGGACATACAAGTTTGACCTGTCGGTCCAGCTTTCCTCGTCATCTTCCAGCCAGAAAAACATCTGGCTCTGGTTTGCGATCAACGGGACACCTGTGGCGAACAGTGCCATTATTGAGACAGAGGCGTTGAGCAATGGTTTTGCGTCGGTGTCGCGGGCTGAGTTCTTTGTTCTGGAAGCCGGGAATTATGTGGAGTGCATGTTTGCCGTGGATGACGTGGCGCTGACCCTGAACGCCGAACCTGCAACGGCCTTTGCCCCGGCTGCTCCGGCTGCGCTCCTTGCTGTGGCACAGGTGGCGCCATGACGGTCGT